GAAGAAGTACAAGAAAAAATGATGAACGTTGATAGTCATAAAAAAACAAGAGTACCAATGAAATCTTTTATTGACGAAAACTTTAGTGAATCTTTGATTGTTGATTGTCCATTCACACCACATGAACCAAAAAAACATACGATTTGTAAATTAGTTGGTAGAAGAGACGATGTTAGTTATGACCAAACAAGAAGAATTTACTCTGTTGAAGGCTGTTCACCTTGTCTTACAACAAGTGGTTCACCACAGTTATTAACTGAAGATGGTAGAGTGAGAACAATTACAGCAAGAGAAGGTTATAGATTTATGGGTGTTAGAGAAGAAGATATTAATTTGTTATTAACAACTACTTTATCAAACACGGCACACGTAGCACTAGCTGGAAACTCAATCTGTGTTCCAGTTATGGAAGCGATTTTCAGTGAATTTTTTTCTGAATATATGGAAGAAAAAGAACCAGCAATGTCAAATCCAATAAACGAAATATCTAATGACTAAGACTTTATTAGTTGATGGAAACAATCTATTAAAAATTGGGTTTCACGGTGTTAGAGACTTTTTTAATAAAGGAGAACACGTTGGTGGTACCTGGCATTTTTTAAACACTCTAAGACGATTTTTAGAGGAAAGTAATTATAATAAAGTTGTAGTATTTTGGGATAGTCAAACAGGTTCTTCTCAGAGAAGACTAATCTATCCCAAGTACAAACTTAATCGAAAACAAAAAGACGACGAAGATTTTAAAGAACAGTCTTTTACAACCCAAAAAAATAGGGTAAAACAATACCTAGAAGAAATGTTTGTTAGACAATTAGAAGTTGAACAATCGGAGGCCGACGATTTGATAGCTTACTATTGTCAGATTTCAGAAGATGAAGATAAAACAATATTTTCATCAGATAGAGATTTAACACAACTTATTTCTGAGAGGGTAACTATATATTCACCCCAACAAAAGCGATATTATAAGAATGGTGACGGAATTAAAATATATGAATCCGAAATACCACACTATAATGTTAAAACCTATAAAATATTAACTGGTGATAGTTCAGATAATATTGATGGTATTTTTTATTTGGGTGAAAAAACATTTCTTAAACTGTTTCCTGAAATACTTGATACTGAATTAAAATATACCGATATTTTAACAAAGGCAGAAATGTTACTTTCAGAACAGAAGGGAAATGTTGCTTTACAAAATCTCCTTAGTGGGAAAACCAAAGAGGGAATATTTGGAGAAGAGTTTTTCACAATTAATGAAAAATTGGTGGACCTAGCTAATCCACTCATTTCTCAGGAAGGAAAAGAACTTGTTAGGTCATATTACTCAGAGTCATTGGATCCTGATGGACGAGGACACAGAAACCTAATAAGAATGATGATGGAAGACGGATTCTTCAAATTTCTCCCAAAGGGTGACGACGCTTGGGTAAATTTTTTAAAACCATTTTTAAAACTATCAAGAAAAGAAAAAACAAATTTTAGAAACAAAACAAAAAAGTAAAAAAAATGAAAGATCAAGATGTAACAAAAGTAGAATTTCTTCTTATGTGTAATGATAATATCGTTGTACAAAGATTCTTTAATGTTAAAGGATTTAACAAAAACGCACATAAGTCTGAACAATTCTACGACTACATTAAATCATTTTGTAATGGATTACAATATGATTTAAAAATGAGATCGGTTGTTTATATGATGGAGAACCAGTATGAAATTATGGAAAATCCAGATGTATTAAACACCTCAATTACCGAAGGACAAGAAAATTTTAACCTTTATATTAAGGTTGAGAACATGACAATTTGTCAGAGGACATTTGACGCAAAAGTATACCCCCCAAAGGTAAGATATACCGTAGACCTACGCCCAAGGCTGAAAAGCATATTATCTGAACTTACTGACATTTTTTCAGGTAGAAAATTTAATTATTTTTATCCACAATTTATTCAAAACTAATAGTATTTATCTTTACTGATAAAAGGAAAAATTATGGCGACAAACAAAAACTTTGAATATCTTGGCAACAATTTTCAAATACAATTACTTAATCAAATCATTGTAGACAAAGACTTTTCACATTCGATTATTGACGTAATAGAGAACAATTATTTTGAAAACAAGTATTTCAAAATCATCATTCAAATGATAAAAGAATACTATAAAAAGTATGACCATACACCATCATTTGACACATTAGAACAAGTCGCAAAATCCGAACTTCAACAAGAAACTGCCGTTAAGGTTGTGCTTGATACTATTAAGAAAATCAAGTCTGCACCTATCGACGGAGTAGATTTCGTACAAGAAAAGGCATTAAAATTCTGTAAACAACAAGAATTACAGAAGGTTATGAAAAAGGCTCAAAAGATTATAGACGGGGGTGAGTTTGAAAACTATGATACTCTAGAAGAATTGGTAAGAGACGCATTACTTGTTGGTTCAAAAGACACATCAATGTTAGATGTCTTTTCAAACCTAGACCAAGTCTTGGATGATGACTATAGACACCCAATTCCAATGGGAATACCAGGAATTGATCGATTGTTAAAAGGAGGATTGGCGAAAGGAGAAATTGGTGTAATACTTGCACCAACTGGTGTAGGGAAATCAACCATTCTAACAAAGATTTCAAACCACGCATTTAACCTAGGATTTAACGTACTTCAAGTATTTTTTGAAGACAACCCAAAAGTGATACAGAGAAAACATTTTACTCTCTGGACAAAGATTCACCCTGACGAATTGTCAGAAAAAAAGGATGAGGTGATGACTAAGGTAAACGAAATCAAGGAAACAATGCCAAATGAGTTAATCTTAAAGAAACTACCGTCTGACACAAAGACTATGTTGCAAATTAAGAATGAAATTAGAAAGATGATTGCGGATGGTGTTAAAATAGATATGGTTGTTTTAGATTACATTGATTGTGTTGTTCCAGATAAAAACCTAGGAGATGAATGGAAGAGTGAAGGTTCGGTAATGAGAGGATTTGAAGCTATGTGTCACGAACTAAACATTGCTGGTTGGACAGCAACACAAGGTAATCGGTCATCAATTTCTTCGGAAGTTGTAACAACAGACCAGATGGGCGGCTCAATTAAGAAAGCACAAGTTGGACACGTTATTATTTCAGTAGCAAAGACATTACAACAAAAAGAAATGAAATTAGCCACAATAGCAATTACCAAGTCTCGTATTGGAGATGACGGTGTGGTGTTTGAAAATTGTAAATTTGATAATGCGATGATTGAAATAGACACTGAATCCACAACCACATTCTTAGGTTTAGAAGAACAAAAAGAAGAAAGACAAAGACAAAGAGTCAAAGAATTGTTGGAAAAAAGACAACAAAAAGAACAAGAAAAACAAAAATCTTAAATAAAATAATTAAATTTGTAAAAAATGAATATTTCACAAAAAATATTGAGCGATATTACGGTGTACATGAAATACGCTAAATTTGTCCCTGAATTAAATAGAAGGGAAACTTGGGAAGAATTGGTGACAAGAAATAAAGAAATGCACCAAAAAAAATACCCAAACATTAAAGACGAGATAGAAGAAGTATATAAAATGGTATACGATAAAAAAATTCTTCCATCTATGAGATCATTACAATTTGGTGGTAAACCAATTGAGATTTCACCAAACAGAGTTTATAACTGTGCTTATTTACCGATAGACCACACAGACGCATTTTCAGAAACAATGTTTTTGTTATTAGGTGGAACTGGAGTAGGATTCTCAGTACAAAGACATCACGTAGATAAACTACCAGAAATTAAAAAACCAAATCCAACAAGAACAAGAAGATACTTAATTGGTGATTCTATTGAAGGATGGGCTGATGCAATTAAAGTATTGATGGAATCTTATTTCGGATACAAAGCATCAACACCAATATTTGATTTTTCAGATATTAGACAAAAAGGGGCAAACCTTGTAACATCAGGTGGAAAAGCACCAGGACCTCAACCATTAAAAGATTGTATTCACCATATTACAAAGGTGTTGGAAAACAAAAATGATGGTGATAAATTAACACCAATTGAAACTCACGACATCGTATGTCATATTGCTGACGCAGTATTAGCGGGTGGAATCAGAAGAGCAGCTCTTATTTCATTATTCTCAGCTGATGATGATGAAATGATTTCTTGTAAATCTGGAAATTGGTGGGAATCAAACCCACAAAGAGGTAGAGCAAATAACTCAGCCGTATTATTAAGACATAAAATAACACAAGAATATTTTATGAGTCTTTGGAAAAGAATTGAGTTATCTGGAGCTGGTGAACCAGGAATTTATTTATCAAACGATAAAGATTGGGGAACAAACCCTTGTTGTGAAATCGGTTTACGTCCATACCAATTCTGTAATCTATGTGAGGTTAATGCTTCAGATATTGACTCACAAGAAGACTTTGAAAAAAGAGTTAAAGGTGCAGCGTTCATCGGAACATTACAAGCTGGATATACAGACTTCCATTATTTGAGAGATGTTTGGAAAAGAACAACTGAAAAAGACGCACTTATTGGTGTAGGAATGACTGGTATTGGTTCTGGTGTTGTATTAGGTTATGATATGAAAGCAGCAGCTGAAGCCGTTAAAGAAGAAAATGAGAGAGTTGCAAATTTAATTGGGATTAATAAAGCTGCCCGTACAACAACCGTTAAACCGTCTGGTACATCATCATTGGTTTTAGGTACATCATCTGGTATTCACGCTTGGCATAATGACTTCTATTTAAGAAGAATTAGAGTTGGAAAAAATGAAGCAATTTATTCGTATCTTGCGATTAATCACCCAGAATTAGTTGAAGATGAGTATTTCCGTCCACACGATACTGCGGTAATTACAATTCCTCAAATGTCACCAGAAGGGTCAATTTTAAGATACGAATCAGTATTCCAAATGCTTGAAAGAGTGAAAAAAGTATCTCAAGAGTGGATTAGACCTGGACATAGAGGTGGACAAAATTCACATAACGTTTCAGCAACAGTTTCAATTAAAGAAGATGAGTGGGACTTAGTGGGTGATTGGATGTGGAAAAATAGAAAATTCTATAATGGACTATCAGTTTTACCATACAACGGAGGAACTTACACACAGGCACCATTTGAAGATTGTACAAAAGAAGACTTTGAAAGATTATCGGCAACATTAAAGAACGTTGATCTTACAAAAGTAATTGAACTACAAGATAACACCGATTTAAGAGGTGAGGCCGCTTGTGCCGGAGGTGCTTGCGAAATTATATAAGTTATGACGGTAAACGCATCAAAAGATTGGGTACAACAGTTATATGTTCAGGAGACAACTAAAAAATCTCCTAAACCTGACTTTTATAAAGATGATTCTGGTAATATTGTTATGACAGAATATTTCCATATGAAACGAGGTAAATGTTGTGGAAATAATTGCAAGCACTGCCCCTACGAACCACTTTACCAAAAAGGTAATACAAACTTAAAAGAATCACTAAGAAATTAGTGATTTTTTTTTATCATCATATTTATAAAATAAAAGCATTATGAAAATCAAAATAACCGAAAGTCAATTAAAAAGAATTATTGAAAGATATACAGATAATGGTACATTAAATGAAGCTTGGTATGACGATGCTTTAGATTTTGTTAAATCTTCATATGAAACAGTTAAAGGTAAAACCAAAGAAGTTTTTAAAGACATAACGGGTATTGATTTTGATAAAAAAGATGATATTAAAATTGATAAAGTACCAACAGGTAAGGAAATTAAAAATAAAATCGAAGATATTAAAAAAGACGTAAAAATCGGTAAAGATAAAGAAGAAAAAGATACTGAAGAAAAAAAAGACGAAAAGAAAACAAAAACGGAAAGTGGTGGTACCACAGTGGTTATTGGTGGTATAAGTTATGCAACAGCTAATTGGATGAAATCACAATGGGAAAATGCTGGTTTGTCTACCAAAAATGTTGAATTTATAAACTATAACGAAGGTTCAAAATTAGAAAAACTTAAAGAAACTAAAAACGTAACAAAAATTATGGGATTTTCAGCTGGAGGAAGATTGGTCTGGAAAGAAATAGATAATAATGTAAAAGACTATGATTTTATTGGTCTTATTGATCCATCTTCATCAAAAGTATACACAAAATTACCGTCAAATGTTAAGTCTTTATCAAATAGTGGTAATTGGGGTGGTTATCCTTCGATTAAATCAGTACTTGCCGCTATGGAAAAAAATGGCACATTAACAAAAACCAGTAAAGCTCATAGAGACATACCACTAGAATTTTTTAGAAAGCACGAAGATAGTTTAGACTAATAGAAATCTTATTTAAGATTTTAATTATTTATTCAAAATTACTATAATGTATATTTATGTTATATGGCATACGGTACAACATATGGTTTAGCATTTCCTTTTGAACAATCATCACTTGGTAAGTATCTTGGTGTTACACCAACTGCTGATGATGAAATAAGAAGTAATTTAATACACCTACTTTTAACAAGGAAAGGAACTAGATATTTTTTACCCGATTTTGGGACAAGATTATATGAATTTATTTTTGAACCATTAGATGGTCCTACTTTTTCTGATGTTGAATCTGAAATTAGAGAAAGTGTTGGAAGATATATGCCAGGAGTACTGGTTACAAATATTGAAATAAAAGAAGCAACAGCTGATTTAGAGGACCCAGGAGCAACATATATTAACTCAAAAGGACAAAGAGAATATCGTGTACCCGGATTATCACAAAAAGAATATACAGCAAGAGTAAAAATTGATTATAAAGTTACAAATAGTGCTTTTGAATCAAGTGATTTTGTAATACTTAATATTTAAAAAAAATGGCAGAAAAGAAAATATCGTACACAACAAGGGACTTTCAAGGAATAAGAACCGAACTTATTAATTTTAC